CTAATAAACCAAATAGTCCGAGTGTAGCAGCTGCTTTTGCCATCTCGGGGTTTCTTTTATTAGTCATAGATTTTTTTTTGAATATCTATTATCATCTAACTGATCCTTTATGGGTACCATCACGTTCTGGTACATCGATCTGAGTCGTACATCATGTTCCCTTTCAAATTATTTACGTTAAATAACTTAACTGGTGCACATGTATGTGTCACCTTTCACTTAGGTTTTTTTATTTACATTCGAAACGAGTACGAACCTGACCGTCTACGCTGACTATTCCGTAATAGTAATATCGAGTGAATTGTATATATCCCTCATTAAAATTTCATCAAATTCTAACATTACCAATTTATTATCTTTAACCGCAACAAAACGGTCGTCACCCGCTTTCAAACGAAGTGTACCTTCAATTTCACCTTTCACCAATGTAAATTCAGTACCAGTGTTTGAATCAAAATAAAACTCATTATTAACATTATCATAATTTATGAATGTATTATCATGTGCTAATCTAATTTTAACAGTCGTATTTTTAGTCCCGGAAGGAACCAAAAATACCTTACCGTGAGGTGTACCTTCTTCTATGTATTCTTGAATAGACAAGTTAGAACCACCTGGGTACATAAAGTATCCTTTCCTATCTATATCTGAACCAACGGTAATTTCATTACTTATAGGCACTTCCTGAAAACCACTCTCTTTATCGTCGTCATTACTTATAGGTGCTTCCTGAAAACCATTCTCTTCATCATCGTCATTTTTTTTAATATTAAAGTATACAAACAAAGCTATACTTATAATAACTACAACTAATAAACCAAATAGTCCGAGTATAACAACTAATTTTGACATATCGGGGTTTCTTTTAATAGTCATATATTTTTTTGATTTTAATTATAATAACTAAATATCACATCTGTTCCAAGCAGTATACCCACTAGGTAAACCACCACGAGAACATTTACTATTGTAAATTCTACATTCATTATTACTTGCTTTATGCATAAAACCATAACACGTGTATTTTTCACCATGACCACTAACACACTTAGCTTTACACGTATTCAAATCGTAATTACCTATAACGTCATTACCCCCACACTTATCTTCATATATTTGTTTAAAACGTTGTGTATTACATGTTTGCGTCTGTGTCGCTGGACACGCCGTACCACCATTTTTTGGACTAACGATCACGTTCCAAGTTCTTGATTGCGTTCCACCACCACAGGTGACTATTTGACCTTTGGTATTAAGACAATTACCCCAATCGTTCCATCGACCGTCACAATCAACCTTAACATTCACAGTTTTCGTATCACCATCTTTGTTTGTACAGGGAGTACCACCTCCACCAGCTCTTGTTATTAATCTATACGTATCTGTTCGTTTACCTGTAGTTTTATTTACTGTACCCTCTTCCCATTTAAAAACACAATCTTGTTTTTGTACAGGAGTTTCTGTAACAGTAATATCGAGCGTTTCGTATATCTGATTCGTTTTAATATCACCAAATTCTAACATTACCAATTTATTATCTTTAACCGCAACAAAACGGTCGTCATCCGCTTTCAAACGAAGTGTACCTTCAATTTCACCTTTCACCAATGTAAATTCAGTACCAGTGTTTGAATCAAAAGAAAATGTATCATTCTCATATTTTATGAATGTATTATCATGTTCCAATTTAATTTTAACAGTCGTATTTTTAGTCCCGGAAGGAACCAAAAATACCTTACCGTGAGGTGTACCTTCTTTTATGTATTCTTGAATAGACAAGTTAGAACCGCCTGGGTACATAAAGTATCCTTTCCTATTTATATCTGGACTAACGGTAATTTCATCATTCGTAGAAGGTGTCCATTCATATATAATAGGGGAAACCATATCCAAAGTTTGTGTGAGTTGCTCTTTCTTTACGTCAACCCCATCTAAAGTAGATGGTGTTAACTCAACTTCTTGATTACTCGCATTTTTATAAAAAATCTTAATTTTATTTACACCAAGAACACTATAAGTCACATCTGTACCTTCAAAAGTATACGTAAGCTTTTCTTTTGCAAAAGATTCAAAATATTTAGATTCACTGGAATTAGATCTTGTTAACGTTTTGGTGGCTTTCACTTCATCATCTACATAACGTTTAATGAAGAGTTCGTTTATGTTCGTGAAACCAGATTGATTATACCAATTAATTGATAAGTCAACACTTTTAGACAATTCCGTATAGTTTATGTCACCCTCTGCTGCATACCCTTCGATCGTATACCCTTCGATAGTATATTCTTCAACACTTTCTTCTGGAGTTGGATTATATTTTGCTGATAAACTATCAACTTTGATTTGTGGACCGAGATCTTCGGGGAGTTCGTCAGTCGCCTGCGTTTTTTGAGTACCAAAGTAAACAGCCAAAGCTATTCCAATAATAATTATAACTAATAAACCAAATAGTCCGAGTGTGGCACCGTTTTTTGCCATATTCGGTGTTTCTTTTATTAGTCATATATTTTTTTTGAATTTTTATTTATAACAAAATCTTTATAATTTTTTATATTTTTTGTGTTCATCTGTAGTTTGCTGCATCTGATACCGTCGAATATGCACTCGAATAATCACTCGAGCTAAAAGTATCATAGTGGAAAGCAATAGTTATAGATTAACTACCACCACTAATTTGTCGATTAGAAAAAGCGACTTTACTCCAATCGTATGTGAATGAACCAGTTGATAAACGCCATTGTGCTTGCAAGTTATCTCCACCACCTTGTTCGCCGAATGTCATACGAAAATCATAATACTCACCACCAGTTAAACTTACACCAGCACTTGTTACTGTTTGCATACCATGTAAACCACCGTTATTAACAGTTACATTATCGTATCTAGGATTTAGAGCGTTTGGACCAATCCACATATGACTGTTATCATCGGATGTTGTATTAAAATAATACGTACCTGTACTCGGTGCTTTAAAATATCCAGTCCATAAATATGAATACGTTTCATCACCGTTAACTGAAGTTTGTCCACTTGAAGCTGTATTTATATCTGAAAAGTCCGTGACACGACTTCTACCTTGTGTATTATGTGTATGATCAGGTTTTCGTGTATCGAACCATGTTTGTTGACCCGAATACCCACCGTAATGATAATTATCATTGTAATACCCCCATTCAAAACCCGGACTATACGTATACGCAGTTCCAGATTTAGATTCAGAACCCGGTTTGGGTGCATCAAATTCCTCAAGTTTACTCATATCTATAATATACCCAAAATCATTTTCTGTAAACGTCAAGGGTTTCGTATATAATTTAGTATCGGAACTAACTTTGTTATAGTACAATTCGAGTGTGTTATCGCCTATAATTCTATCATCGAACTCTTTATTATCCACTATGTTCATGGTCACATCAGTATAGTTTTTGAGGTTACCCGCATCACTATTTTCGTACTCGTGAATTGTGGTACCCGATTTATCTTTTAAAATAACGATCCATTTATCTACAACACCTTCAATATTCGAGTAATTTTTCCATGAAAGTTTGAGACCCCCGAGTATGTACTCTTCGCTCCTGGGTTTTATACTATAAATCAAAAATATGATAAATAGAATGATAGCAATCAAAAGTATCATTTTATTTATACCAATATTTTTTTATTCTTCTTTTATTTCAATTTGTGGTTTCGTATTCGAATTCGAATCTTTAGATCTACTCATAAGTACATAGACAAATATAGTTATGAAAATAACGAGTGCCGAAAATATTCCAATTGCTTGGTAATCCATTTTTTATATTATGTTATAGTATAAGATAAAAAATGCGCGCTTTTACCACTGTCCTGATGGAAGCTTTATTTATTGGTCTTCTTTTACAAGGTTTAGTTATGGGTCTTACGAAATTCGTGTATAAGGGCATGGGTGTTCTGATTTTAGCAGGCGCGTTAATACATTTATTGTTCGAGTACTCGCCTTTCGGCAATATTAATGAAAAATGGTGTAAAATGATATTTAATTAAAAATCTATAAGTTCATCTATAATCATCGTTTTTTCATGTTCAAGCTCTTTTAGTTCTGCAGACAATTCTTCGTGTCGTCGATCTATATCGTTATTATAATCTTCCAGGTACGTTTTGAAAAAAAGACGCACGTCACCAACATCGTGTCCCGCGTCCAAAAGTGACCCAACCGTATACCGATGTAATCGAATACCGAGTTCTTGAGCGCGTCGTTTTACAGCTTCTTTGCGGACAATATTGGTTATGTTTCGTCTATGTTTTAATTTTTCCATTTTTTTTAACGTTTCGTGAATTAATCTGTTTACTTCCATAAGTTCATCTTCGAGTTCGTGGTCCGGTACAGGTGGTGGTGTTTGTATCGGTGGTAAATCTACGTGTACGAAATCCCCACGTCTTGATTGTGGTGGTGGTGGCGTTGTATCATATATGGTAAGATCGTCGAGATTATCCCCAAAAGGTGGAAGTCTAGGAATAAGTGAAAAGGGTATGGGTATATCAACACGGCGGATTCTAAATTCTTCTTCGTCTTCACTTTCAGACTCAGATTCGTATTTGATATACTCGTGAATTTTCTTTATCGAATCACACATTTTAAGATAATCACCTTCAGGGATTATCTTAGAATTGAGGTCGAGAGTTTGCATTAACGTGGTAAGAGCTTCCATTTTTTTAATATATTAATTTTTATTTTTATTTATTACAACTTAGGTGTGTTAATTTTCTTAAAAGTAAAAGGGCTTCAACGGCTTCGCCAATTTCACGGTGTTTCACACAAAACCCGTTTTTTCCTTGGCGACAGAGACAGTTTTCGTATACACAGTTTGGACGCATTTTCTTAATCATTTTTTTATCATCTCGTACTTAGGTTTATATTTCCCCTTCTTCAAATTCGTATTCACTTTCATTATCCAAATCGTCGATGTTTTCAGGTAAATCTTCTTCTAATATATCGTAATCGATTTTGTGTTCGATTTCGTAATCGTCTAAGAAATCGCGTAAAGAAATTTTATCATTAACGTCGTATTCATCGTCTAAATATCGTTTCCAAAACGCGAGATTCTTTTTCGTAATTTTACTTGGAAACAGTTCAACCGTAAAATCCTCGTCTTTTTTATATCCACTTTCCTCGAGAATGTTCTTTTCACTTTCGATGTACATATCGAAAAAGTTTTCTAAAACACCGTTTTGTTTAGGTTCGTAATAAAATTCAATAAAATGTGCTTGACCGTACGATGTTTCGAGTTTTTTATTAGAAATACCAATATAGGCAAGGTACCCATACATATTTTTAGGAATAAGGTGTTCGGGGTACCCAAAATCGGCGCGTAAACCGTATACTTTACACTTTTTACCCACTAATTCGGAAAAAAGTTGATTAACATCGAAAAGTTCGACGATCGTGGTACATTTTTTAAGAAGTTCGTAAGTAAGGCTCATTGTATATTATATTATATTACACATTAGTTGCTATTGTTTAAGTCCATATCGTCACTTAATGTATTGTAAAGTTCCGTCCATTCCACGCTTCCGTGAAGATTATACTTTTCGATAAAGTGTAAAAGCGTTTTCCGACACTTGAATTCATTTTTAAAGTAGTTCATCCAAAAATCAATCCATTCTTCCGAAATGTGTCTCGGAACAATCATGGTTTTTAAGTTATCTTTCGCCAACATTTGTAATGCCGGTTCGAGAATACCCATTCGCATACCGTTTTCGTATTTCTCTTCATACATAAAATCAAGTATATACATTTTATCATTAAATGAAGAAACACCAAAATACGCGACGTGGTCGAGATGTTTAGGATTACATTCTCTAGGAAAATTGTGTTCCGGTTTCACACCGTATACTTGTGAATATGCACCGTGTGCAAACTTATCACTTCTAAAACTCGATAAAATACCGTCGAGTTTTGGAAGTCGTTCAATAGTAACAGCTTGTTTTGTAAGTTCGTAAATAAGAGACATTTTTTTTATTAATATTATATCTGATCTATATCACTTAGGTCTTCTCTGTACATTAATATTTCTTCAGCAACAATTTGATAAAATGCCATTTTATACGCTAAAAATCCAAATAAGGTTGCCCCCATATTAAAATCAAATGGTAATTCCGATGTGTTCCACAAAGATTCAGCCAATGCGAGACATGTCGGTAACAATAATCGTTTATTTAAACCAGGTACTTTTTCTATGTTATCGACGTAAGAAGAAAGTGAATCGACATACATATAAGATGCAATTGTACCCAAAGTCGCGGATACACCATCAATAGGTGTATGAAAAATAAAATGGTACGTTGAAATGGCAGTACCGTATCGTAAAGTTGATTTTCTAATTTTAGCTTTTATGTGTTCGTATTCAGCTATACCTTCTTTACGTTTAGTAGGACATGATATTCGAATGGTTTTAGTGTACGGATTTATTATGCTCAACATTACATTACATTTTATTTAGTATATTTTCTTTAAACTTTTTCTCTTTCTCTTCAAAGGCTTCACACCTTTCTATAGATTCATGTAAACGAACTTGTAACTCGACGAGTTTATCCTCGTGTACAAAATCGTCTTTAGGTACCGGTGATAATTCCCATAAAATACCGTACATTTTGTTATACATGAGTTCCCTTTTATAATTTTGTACCTCCCTATATTTAGAACGATTTAATTCGTTTGCGTATTTTACAATATCAAACGTATCCGTAAAACAAAACTCACTATACGCGTGTTCATGGAGTTCCGTACAGTTCTCGCCATCGCCGAATAAGTTTATCGAGTTTTTCAGTTTTTCCTCCCATACCGTATTTTCGTTTTTTGGGTGCTCCCGGGCACTCGAGAGAACGCGCGTCGTATTTATTAACTTTGTCCCATACGAGTCTTTGTATGTCACTCGGGAGTGTATTTGTCGCTTGACAAAAGGCGAGAATGTAGTCGTACGTGTGTAGGGCGATATAGTCTTCCATTTCATTTTTTATTATTTTTCCATGTATTATATAACTTAGGTTGTTTTGGTATTTCTAAAATGATTGTTTCATTCGCTTCATTTTTGGATACGATATAATCATTATCAAATACATTTATACTCGCGGGTTTTGGGGTAGTAGGCACTATTAAGTTACACATACTTTTGTAGAATGTAAACATAACTGTTAATAATTACTTTTATTTTTTTTATATACTAAATACAAGATGGTATCGCTTCAGGACTTACCGAAAAAGGTTCAATATATAATCATCGATTCTCAATTTGTAAATGGAACAAATAACACGTTTACCATAGATTTAACACTTGAATCAAATTTACATTTAGAGGAATTATCACAAGTTTGTGGTTTAAAACCCGTTGATTTTTATATCACACAAATAGGTGAAAATGATTTAGGTACCACGAACGTTGCAAAGTATGTAGACATATTATGCCCTGATATTCCAAAACGAGGACAGATTTTAGATGAACGTAACGGACAGATCCTAGCGCGTGTACCATTAGAACGAAGTTTTACGGGAAGTAACGATTTTATCATGCGTGATAAACAATGGAAATCGTTCCAGCGTCAGACAAATTTATTCAACCCTATATCTTTACAAAAACTTCATTTCAAAATATACGAATTACAAGGTGATAATGACTATGTTACGTTACAACCCGATGCATCTTGGTACATGGTTCTTGAAATTACGACCATAGACGTCAAGGAAAAACCTATCAATAGAGAAGTACAAATTCTTGAAGCGTTACATAAACTTATCGGGAAGATAGATGAACTCAACATAAATGTTGAAAAACTTCCGGATAAGCACGATATTGAAAGGATAGAAAAGGAAAAAAAGGAAAAGTATCCTCTACGTTACTTAGTGTTATTTTTAGCTATAATTATGGGCGGATTTGTTTTTCTTAAAAATAAATTTACGCCTTCGGTTCCTCAACCTTCTTTTTAACAACACGCTTTACAGTTTTCTTTGGCGTCGTTGTCTTCTTTTTCTCTGGGACTGGAGCTGGAGCTGGTGCAGACACTGGCACTGGCGCTGGCTCTGGAGCTGGCTCTGGAGCTTTTGGTGGTGCTGGCGCTGGCGCTGGCGCTGGTTCTGGGACCTTTGGTGGTACCGGCGCTTCAATTTTATCCACAATCTGTTTCAAAATACCATAAATAGTTTCTTTATTGATTTTTGGTCTTTGAAGTGCATCTTCAATTTGTTTTCTGAGAGAGTCCATCGCGTAATATATATAAAAGAAATATTATCTTTATACTAAATGTTATTCATTGGTCCAACTCCCCTGAGTGGTATAGGTCAACACTGTAAAAAATATATGAACCTTTTTCCCAGAAGTAAATACTTAGAAATACACGAAGAAATTCCGGAATGTGAAAGAGCGCTTATATTTGCTTTACCTGTATCATACTGGTTAGATAAGATACCAGAAATAAAAAGAAAAATTAAACACGTGACGTGTATGACCGTATGCGAAACAGAAACAGTACACGAAGATTATGGTAAACTTTTTGACTTATTTGATAGAATTGCTGTACCGAGTGAATTCTGTAGAAAAGTTTTTAAAAAACAGTTTCCTGATAAAGATTTTTTCGTTATACATGCACATATACCCGATAAGAGACCGTACACGTTTTACCATATAGGTAATGTTCACGACCCACGTAAAAATTTTAATAAAATCTTAGAAACGTTCGTACGTATGAATAAACCAAATTCGCGTTTATTGGTAAAAGCAACGTGTAAACAGCCCGTCGAAGCGAGGATACCTAATGTTACGTTTATAAACGGACTCATATCAGATGATGAAATGGAAAAAATACATGAAATGGGAGACTGTT